ATTAAGTACGGGAAATAATCACATATAAAGAGAAAAAGAACACATGTAGACACATATATAACGTTATATATGTGTCTACATGTGTTCTTTTTCTCTTTATATGTGATTATTTCCCGTACTTAATGGAAATTACTTACCTTTTTTTCCCTAATTATATTTTACTTAAATATATTTTTATTTAAAATCACTTAAAGAGATAAATATTTAAGTATATTATAATAAGATGGATAATTTAAAAATGACTTTGAAAGAATATATTGAATTAGATTTAGTTAATTTTTTTGAATTAAATAATGTTAGTGAAAAACAAGTTGTACGAATCTTAAGAAATAATAATATTAATAATTATTACATTACTAATTGCAATTGTTTAATGCATAAGTTAAGAACTCGATTATATAAATGTAATTGTAATGAAAATGATAAAAATGAATATGATGATATAATGAGTGCATATTCTGATGATTCCTTTTAAGTTAATTAAATAATAAATTATATATTATTTAATATTATTTACATCATCACTGATTTTGCTCTTTGTTTATCTAGTTTAGATACTAAAGCTTTTCTTCCTGCTCTTTTGACTGCTCTTTCTTTAATATCTTTAGTTAGGGCTATTGATTCATCTAGTCTAGATACTAGGGCTTTTCTCCCCGCTTTCTTTGTTTCTCTGTCTTTAATACCTTTAGTTAGGGCCATTGATTCATCTAGTTTAGATACTAAAGCTTTTCTTCCCGCTTTCTTTATTCCTCTATCTTTCATGCCTTTAGTTAGGGCCATTGATTCATCTAGTTTAGATACTAAAGCTTTTCTTCCTGCTCTTTTAGTTGCCCTGTCTTCAATACCTTTCATTATTTCTGCTTTTGCTGTTTTTCTCTTTTTATCGTTCTCAATTAGTTTATCTACTATTTTATTAATAGTTGCTTTTCTTGCTTCATCGGTTGTATTTGCAATTAGTTTTGTTCTTAATTCTTCGCGGGCTTTAGGGTCTAGGTCTTTAAATAATTTTTGTGTTACTTTTGTTTCATCTGCACTTTTTCGTGATAGTAAGAATTCTTCTTTAATACTAATGTTTCTTGTTGTTCTATCAAAATCAGTATGTTTTACTAAATGTTGAATTAATTGTTCTTTAGTTGATTTTGAGACTGGTATTTTAACAAACTTATTATAGAATGTTACTATCTTTTTTACTTCATCTAAAGATAAAGTGTTTAAATACTTTTCATACTCCATTATATATATTATATATTGTTATATTATTTTTTTATTTATTTTAAATTTATTTTCTTAATTATACTTTTTGATGTATGATTAGCTCCAAAGATTTGGTACATATTCGCTTTTGTTTTTGTTCCTGCAAATTCTTCACATTGTCCACTTAGTTGCCCTTGGGTAAATCCGAATACTTCTTCTATTCTTTCATTTAAATTATTAACTTCTCCACCTTTCTTTTTTATTTCATTTAATTCTTTTTTAGTATATGTTATATTATATCTTTTTAATATTTGTTCTAATTTATTTTTAGATAATAATTTAGATTGAATAATATCTTGTAAAAGAAATATAGGTTCTACTTTTTTATTTTTTAATAAATTTTCTTTATCATTTGCATCTAATTCATAAATGTCTGGCGATATAAATATTAAATCAGTTAATACACCCGCTTCATCTCTATTTAATAAATATAAACAATGAAACAGAAAGTCCATGTAATAGCGTGAATCTCTACCATTTGTAAAAGGGGGATTAATAATAATCATATCTTGATTAAAGTTATTTGGATTATAATCTAAGAAATTACTATTTTTATCTGGGTTAACTAATACATCAGGATTCATTACTTTTATTAATTGTGAAAACCTATCATCGTATTCCATTGCTGTTATTTTTGCTTCAGGATTAATCTTTCTAACTTCATTTATAATAAAACCTAAACCTGCCGTAGGTTCGAATATAGTTCTTTGTTGTTTAATTGAATCTTCAAATACTTTAACACATTTAGGCGGGGTAGGATAAAAGTCTTGACCTTTTTGTGTATTTTTAATATGTTCTAAAATAAAATCATTCTTTTCTAGTTCTTTTAAATAATAATCATAATCTTTTGATAATTGTATATTATTAAGAATGGGTTTAATATATTTATTAACTATTTCTTTTAGTTGTGTCTCATACTTTTTACGATTTTGTGTAAATTTATAACCGCTATCTTTTAATGCTTGTAAAATAACTTTAATAAACATATCATTTGCTTCTATTATATTTTTAGTTGTTTTATTATCTTGTTGTTCGGGCTCTTTTGGTTTAGTTTTATTTTTTTGTTTTTCTTCATATTCACTTTGTCTTTCTTCTAAATATTTTCCATATTCTTTATTTTGTTTATCATATAATTTTTTTTGTCTTTCATGTATACTTATTGGTTTTCCCTTAAGATAACTTTCTAATATTTCTTTATCTGTGCTTATATCTGAATTTGGATTTCCCATATTCAATCTTTCATCATTTTTTAAAATCCATTTTATTATTTTATCTGGTAGTTTTAATTTAGCCCAAAAATAATCCATATAATAACCATCTTTCCTAGGGTTTAATAATTCATTTTTTCTTTCTTGTTCTGACTTTTTATCCCATTCTTTTTCTAAAAAATATAATTTTGATGTAATATCTTTTTTTGCCCTTTCTGACATATCTTTAAATTCTTTATTAATTCTATCAATTCTAATTTGTGTTTCATCTATTGTTTTTGATTGTATTGTTTTTGATTGTTCTTTAGGTTTAGTTTCTTTTTTAGATACTTCTTTAGATACTTCTTTAGGTTTAGATACTTCTTTAGTATTTAAATATTCTTTCTTTAAATTAATATTATTAGTTTTAATATCATATTCAGTATGTTTTAATAAATGTTGTATTAATTCTTTCTTCGTCTTTTTACCTACTTCTATATTAACAAACTTATTATAATGTGTTGCTATCTTTTTAATGTTTGTAATTGTTAATGATTTTAAATATTCTTCATAATTCATATTATATATAATTATATAATATAATTTAATTTAATTAATTTAACTACCAAAGAATATTAAAATTGTAATACTCTGGACTTTCTTTATTTAAATAAGCAGGTTTTCCATTAATCATAATCTTTTTATGTCTTGCTTTCCATGCTTCTTTAATTTTATTATCATTATGGTCTATAAATGTTCCTTTACCTTTGAATGGATATAAACCAAAATTAATTTTCTTTCCATCTGGACTAATAATACTAAATCTTTTATCTTTTGCTTTTGCTAATTCTAATGTAGACCAATTCTTAATACCTCTATCTCTTGCTATCTTCTTTGCTTCATCTAATAATCTATTACTCATATTCTTATTATATACTATTATATTAATTTCCTAAAATTTTTATAATTTGTAAATGGAATTTTGATTTTAGATGATGTGATTTATTAAATACTGAATAGGGATAAAAACATTGAGGACATATTATCTTTTCTCCTTTATGTTTATCATAAAATGTTTTATTATATTGTTGTTGTAGTTCTTTTGGTACTTTAAATTTAATATTCTTTTCTTTATCTTTATCTTTATCTTCTTGGATTTGATTTAAATCTTTTTCCATTTCTATATATAATTTAATAAAAGATTTAATTTTTTAAGTCTTTTATAATAATAATTATATTTATTCTTTTAATTTAATATATGATAAACCTCTTTCATTTGCTGTTCTATATATTTCTGCTCCTAAACTAACTAAATTACGCTTTAACTTTATTATAGTAAATGGTAATTTAAATGATTTTATATATTCTTTTAAATCATTATTAGTTAATGTATCTTCTTTATCTTTTGTTACTTCGAATAATTGTTTAATCTTTGTAAAATCATTATCATCATCCATATCATCTAATTCATTTTTTATTAATTCTGGATAATCACATTCTGTTGCATTTAATATCATTAGAGTAAATTCATTCAATACATCCATATTTTTTATATATTCTTTAATTGTATCATCTTTTTTATAATATTTTATGTCTTTCTTTTTGTCTTCTTCTTTAAACTTACTATCTATAAATTTAGATTTTATAATAAATTCGTCCTTTGTTTCTTTAACATCTGTAGTTGTGGCTTCTGGAAAGTCATTTGTACAAATTAACATTGTTGCTTGTATACTAAATTCTCTCTCATCTTTATTATTACTTCGTGCGCTTATCTTATCTCCTCCACTTGCTATTTTTTTAATCATTGATGAATCTAATTTAACGGGTTTTTCAGGGTCAACAGACATTTCTTGAAATAAACATATTCTAGTAAATTCGAGGGGCAAAGTCCAACTTAAAGCTTTCGCTTCATCTTTATCTGCTTTGTTAATTTTCATTAATAAATTATTAGAATTTGATAAAGTTATATATTGTTCAAATGCTTGTATTAAAATATCACTTATAACACCTTTTCCACAGTTTCTTTCGCCTTCTAAAGTAATAAATTTCTTATCTTCTGTAAAACCTCCTAAACTTCTTTTTAATCTATATAATAAATATTGATATAATTGATAATTTACCTTATATACTTCTTTTTCTTTTCCTTCTTCTGTTATTATTTCTTTTTCTTTTCCTCTTTCTATTCCAAATATAGGATAAAATATTTTATCTTCTATTTCTTTTCTCTTTTCTTCATTAGAATTTAATTTTAAATTAGTATTAACTTTAATAAATGTTTTATTAAATTTACCGTGTATAAATTTATCTGTTTTAAAATCATAATAACCATTGTTAAAAAATAATTTATATTTTGTATAATTGAAAACTGTTTCATTAAATGAGTCATCTTTATTACAATTAGATATTAATGATTCAACTAATTTCTTTATTTCACATGGCACCTCATTTATTCTTATTCTTATGGGTCCTTGCTTACCTTCTTTAACATAAGAATATTTACCATTTGATATATATTTATATAAATCTAAGTTTATTACTTCTTTATTTTTAATTATTATTCTATCATTCATATAATTTAATGTTCCTTTATTATCTCTAATAAGTTTATCTTTGAGTTCATTTTGTAATATATGTTTTGCTACCTCTTCTATATTTGCACCCGTAAATGGCTTTTGTTCTATTGAATCAAATTTCATTAAGTGTTCTAATAAGTCTATTGCGTGTTCTTTAATAGTCCAAGTTATGCCTATAGGTTTAAATATTTCATTTAGTTCTATTATTACTTCTTCTATCTTATAATTATCTGAGATGTAAGGCATACACCCATCATACATTAAAGTATGTATATTAATATTTTTCTCTTTGAAATAATCTCTAGCTATTTTAAGATATTCATTTTCTTTTTTACATAGTAGTATATTTTGTATCTTACCATGTATATTATAAATAAATTCTTCTTCATCTGTATCATCTAGATAAGATGAATATTCATCATAATATATATTTGATATTTCTTCCATTACTCTTGTAGTCTCTTTATCAAAGTTTTTAAAGAATTCATTTTTTATTTCTTTATTTCTATAATATTTTGTTTGAGAATGTTTATTTAGACACTGCAAAAATAAACATTTAGCTTCACCTTTACTTATATCTAAATCTTTCATTAAATCTTTTATTTTATTATCTCTATCGTCAATATATTCTTGAATATATTTAGTTCTTTTTATCTTATGTTCTTTTATTAGATTCCGTATAATAATCAAATGACAATTTTGCATATCTACATCATATGTAATACCTTCACATAATAAACCTCTAAATCCATTATATAACTTCTGTATAGATGGTCCACAACTATATAAACGACCAAAGGTCTTTTTACCTGCATATTTATAATTTTGTTTTATGTTATTATTTGTATCAATAGTTAGTTGAGTATAATTCTTAAGTTTTGTATATTCTGCTTCATTATTATAATTTTCTGTTCGTTTTGTTTTACTTAACTTCATAAGTTCTGTAAATTGCTCATATGTTATTGTATTTAATAATTTAGCCATATCAAAATTAACTTTTTCATTATATGTAATATCTAATTTTGGAGTCTTTACTTCTTTCTTAACTGCAGTTTTACTTTCCTTCTTTGGAGTCATTATAAATTATAAAAAGATTTTATTTTTTAAGTAATTATTAATTAAAAAAAATGTCTTTTATAGTTTTTCTTAAAAAAATTGACAAAAAAACTGTCATAAAAAAATGAGTGTCAGAAGAAAAAGTAAGTATATTGACTAAATGACACTAAATGTTACTTTTTTTTGTTAGTCCTTATACTGGCTATAGAGAATACATGTATGATGATAGTAGTAGTAGTAATAATAATAATAATAATATATATAATATATATAAATAAACTGTCATTTCATCACTACATATACTTTTTTCTGTCAAAATAAATGTCAAAATGACAAATTAAATCTGTCAGAAATTTTACAAGATGATTAAACCTAGTCAACTTTAAAGAAAACTAAAAAAATTAGCTATAATTTTAACCCTAAAATCGATGAGATTTAGTCCAAATTTAAGTAAAAAATAAGGATTTTAAAGTAAAAAATACTAAATTTACAACTATTTTTTTATCTTTTTTTTATTTAAAATATAATATTATAATAAATGAAAATAGTTCACATTAAATTTGACATAACATTTGATGAAGATACAACAAGTTATTATACACTTTTAGATAAGGTTAAACTTGAATTAAAGAAAGCATATTATGAGTGTAATACAGATGATGAGATTATGGATGATAGTAATACTTATAATTCATATAATAGTGGAGATAGTGATTCTGAAGATGAAGTTAATGAAGATGATAAAAAAGATGATGAAGATGAAGAAGATGAAGAAGATGAAGAAGATGAAGAGTATGAGGAAGTAGAAATTAATAATTTATAATAAATAAATATAAATATATAATATATGTCAAAAAAACCATATTGTGGAATTAATACAAATTTAGGTAAAGACCAAAAGGTAGGAACAATGAAAGAATGTAAAGAATTGAATCAAGTTAGATTGTATGGATTATATAAGATAGATAAAGAGATAGTAAAGAAGAAAAATAAATTAGATGTAGAAAAAGAGAGAAAGAAACTATTTGGAATAAAAGGAAAAAAACAAAAACTAAATTCAGAAATAGAATTTAATTCGATACAACTCAAAAGAGATAAGGTTAGTCCTAATGATAAAACAAAACTTCTTGAATCTAATAAACTTCTAAAAAAAGAATATAAACAATTAGAAGAAAAAGAAAAAGAATTAATTAAAGTACTAGCAGTAAATAAAAAAAGTAATCCTAAAACAACTGAAGATGAGAAACCTACGAAAGATAATATACAATTATTATTAGTTAAATATAAAGCAAGAGTAATGAGAATAAATAAAGAATTAGAAGAAGCAAAAGAAAAGAATGAAGATAATAAACAACTATTAGAAGATAAAAAAACTGCTCTAGATAAATATAAAGAATTAGTAAGTTTTAAAAAGACTATTAAATAATTAATTTATGTTTTATTTATTTCCTTAATTCGTAATCTGTATTCTTTATTATATTTAGATAAATGTTCTTTATTATTATTTCTCCACTCCTTACTTACTTTCTTTTTTCTTTCTATTCCATCTCCATCAATATGACTTTTAAATCTATCACTGTTTCTACAGTTTTCTTTAGGACTTACATATCTTAAATTATTAACATTATTATTTAAACTATTTCTATCAATATGGTCAATAACTAAATTGTTATTTCTAATTCCAATAAAAAATTCAGCAACTAAATGATGAAAATAAAAATTAATTCTTTTTCCATCTCTTTGTAATTGAAAGTATTTATATCCTGTTCCAGAATTTAATATAGAACCATAGATACATTTATATCTTCCCATTTTTAATTTTCTTCTTACATTACCTAAATTAGATATTTCATAATCTTCAAAACAACATTTCCATTCTTCCATCTTTTTTTACTTATAATATAAAATGATAAAAAATATGGTAAAAAAACATAATTTATATTAAAATAATATATTATTTATACATCAGTAAAAACAACTTTATTTATACTAGTCATATCTTTTGATAAGTCTAAACTACTTATACTATCTCTATTTTTTTTATCTTTATTATTTGTATCAGAACAATCAGAACTTATACAAGCACTACGACATTTTTTAATATGTAATTTAGCAAGAATAGAACCAACCCCGCATAAAATAGCTATTATTAATGAAATCGTTAAAGGGTCCATAATTATAATAATATTATACTATAATTAAAAAATTATTTAAGACATACAAAAGCAGTTAAACTAGTAATAGTAACTTGAAATTGAAATTTAATATATGGCACACAAAAATCTTTAAAGTCCCAAGCAAAATTACCCGATGCATTAGTAGGTATAGTGTAAGATGATGTATAATATGTAACATCATCAGTACTAAATAAAACTAATATATTATGTGAACCTGGACCTGTATGTGAACTGGAACCAAAAAAGCTTAATGAATTATAAGCTCTCAAATCAATCATAGGTAGATTATTATTAGAAATATCAGTTTCACTATATGTTGTAATAGAAGCAGTATACGGTTTACGGCAAATGACATTTAAACCCTTAGTATACATGTTATCAATATTATTAAATGTTAAACCAGCATCAACTTTAACAGTATTTTTTACAGCGGTATTTAAACAAGAATCAAAATCAATAGTTTGAAAAGAAGTATCAGTAACACTAATAGAATTTGGAACATTAACCCCAAGTAAATTATTCTCTATAGTTAATTTAGATAAATTTAAATCTCCTTTACTTTTAATACCTGAGGTAAATTCATAATCATTATGAATTCCATCATTTAATACAAATCCTGAATTCCACAAATTGTAATATATATCACCACTTGGTTGCGCACTAGCCGTATTCACGCTAAGCAAATAAATAGTCTCGTTAGGTTCTCTGGGACCTAATGATGCGACATTATTTAAGACAAGCGGTAGGTGAGGAATATTAGTAAACAAATTAGAAGGATTCAATCCGTAATACAATAATACTCGTTGAGTAGATAATACCTTAGCACTTCCATCAATCGTAAATACCCATCGTGAAGTAAAGAAGCTTGATTCAGATGGAGAATAAGCAGCAATAAAGGGATAGTTATTAGCATCTCCACTTTTATTAATACTAACTACAATATATAAACTTTGCAAATCTTGATATAAAATATCAAATGCTTGTTCACCCAATGGTGAACTATTACTATTACTATAAAAAAAGCAGTTTGAACCTGCTTGTGATTTACTATTTTGGAAACTCCAACTATTTACTCTAGTTCTATCAGCTTCAAATCTAGTATCTCCTCCTGTAATAGTAGAAGAATCATTTGTTAAGTCATATACAGTAGAATTACTATAAAGATTATTGACATTAAGATTATTATTAACTAAAACAGTTTGACCGCTAATATCTACACCAGTTGCTAAAACAGTTTGACCCGAAATATCTACCCTCTGACCGCTAATATCTACACCAGTTGCTATAACAGTTTGACCCGAAATATCAACTTTTAAACCATTCACAGTAAAATTATCTTCTAATAAAGTATATGTAGCTAATAAAGTTTCTTCAGTTGCTAAACCACTTACATCAACTGTAATAGGAGGCATAGAACCAATATTAACAGTTTGACCCGAAATATCACTTTGTATAGTTAATCCCGAAGCATCGATTAATAATTTACCTTCTTGGCTAACTCTAACATATTTAGAATTATTGTTTACATCTTTACCCATGATTAAAACGTTAGAACTCATTTTTATATTATATATTTATATTTTAAAATTTATATCATTATTTTTTTTATTATCATTCTCAATCTCGTTATCATTTACATTAATTCTATTATATAGTTCCATTCTACTTACTTTATATTTTTGACCCATAGCTTTAGCAATCGTTTGCTTCTCTTTTATAGTTCTAGGTTTAGATAAGAACAAAGTTAAAAAACTATGTCTAAAATCATTTACACTAAGACTTTTATTAAATAATTTTTTTGTAATACTATTTAGATTATGAGTCATATTAGTTTGGTTTACATTTCCTCCCTCATAATTAATTAAAAATTCTTTACCTTTAGTATTATAATCATTAAACCATTTGTCTATTAATTTATTTAAAATTTCATTATCAACTTTTAAAACAACTTGACCGACATATTTACTAGTTTTATAATTATTAAAAACAAAATGATATGTTTCATCTTTATAAATATAATTATATTTCTTATCATATGAGGTTGGTTTTTTTCCCTTTATTTCATTTATATATTTCATATTTAAATAATTACCTATTCTACAAGGAATATTTAAAGTATATAAGGCTAAGAATAAGAAACTTCTAAAATCAGTAAATGTCTTTTTTTTTTCTAAATAGTCTGAACTTATTTTCATAACATTATCTCTTAATTCATTAAATGGAATCCATGCTTTTAATTCTTTTTCAGTTGCTATTTGACTTTCGTCTTTATCTGTTCTACTATTTACTAATTCACTAAGATAATCTGTATATTCAGTAATTAATGCAGAATCAGAATTATAATATTTTAGCAAAAATATTATAGTAGAGGTAGTAGATATAATAGAATTTAGAGAATACTTTTCAGTTAATTCATCCATAATATCATTAACATTATTAAATGAATTTTTATCAAATTCATCAACACTTAATTTTAATATTTTTTCTAATCTCTTTACATTCATTATAAAAGTATTACATGTATAAGCACTTTGACTTTTATTACTTTCTAAATAATTCTTAACTAATTTATCCATATATTATATAATATAAATAATTATTTTAAATTGTAAACATATTATATAATATGTCATATTTAGAACAACTATCAAACATTAGAGACTCTATTACATCACAACAAGATGAACTACAGGGAAAATTTGATACTATAGCAAACAATACAACAGAGATTTTACAAGATAAAATTTCTCAAATTTCTGATAAAATGGAAATGGTAGGAGGCCTAGGATTTGGAGCTATGGAACTTGCATCAAAAGGTAAACAAATATTTCAAAAAGTAGATGGATTAATAAATAATAAATCTAAACCCCCTACTACAGAAGCACAACAAGATGGAACACAATTAGATACATTTAAACAAGAATCAACACCTATTGAAAATGAAGGAGGTGAAGAGATGACAGAGATGACAGATGTTACTCCTGCAGTAGAAGATGCATTACCTGCTTCTGAACTTATGCCTGCCGGTGCGGGTGGAGCAGTAGACTTAGGCGCGGCTACAATGGGTAACGGTGTATTAAGCGGTGGAGCTACAGAACTTCCACAGACTGCAACAACAACGGTTCCCGAAGATGTAGCAGTAGAGGGTGGAGAAACAGTAGCGGATACATCAGTAACCTTTGGAGATACGAGCGCAACAGCAGCAGCAAATGCATTAAGTGGAGCCGCAGAAGGTTCAGTTATAGCCGGCGAGAGTGGAGCTATTGCAGGAGGCGAAATAGCAGGAGGTTTAGCTATTGCAGATACAGTTCTCGCGGCAGCCCCTGTAGTGGGTGAAATAGCCCTAATCGGTACAGCAATCGTTGGCGGGTTGATGTCTTTATTTGGTATTAATCATGATTCTACATATGATTTACCTTCTGTACCCTCTGAACTTGTATCTAATGTAGGAACCTCATTATCTGAACTTGCACCTAAACAAGTATTAGGTAATATTATTTAAAATAAAATTTTATAATAATATTATATATTATAAAATGGATGGAATATTTAACCTAAACGAGATAGAAACAAAACCTAAAAGAAAACTATCTGAAAAACAATTACAAGCTTTAGAAGCGGGTAGAATCAAAAGAGAACAAAAGAAAATGGAGAAGGCACAAATTGAAGGAGTAAAGGAAATGAAGACTAATAAAACTATTCAACATAAGAAACAAAAAGATTTATTACAAGAACAAGAGAAAATAAAAAAGATGTTATATACAGAAGAAGAAGAACAACCACAACAAACTGAACCCTTTAAATTTGATAAGAATAAATTTACATCATTTGTTGTAGATACCTTATCTAATATAGATGACCCGGTAAAATTTAAAGCAACTAAGAATTATTTTAAAAAGATTGAAAGTATGAAAAATTTCGATGAGATTAAACTAACCCTAGAAAACGATTATAAAACAATAAATAAAAAATAATAGTTTATATTATAATGAATAATAAAAAGAGAGATTTAAAAGTATATCCTTTAAACATTGATACATCACGAGTAGGTGAAATATATAAAGGGGGTGTAATTTGTAACTTACCTCATCTAATATTAGTAGTAGGAAGAGTAAGGGCAGGGAAAACAGTTTTATTAAATAATTTATATCTTAATCCAAATTTTTATGCAGATGACTTTAAAGTTAAAATCTTAATATCTCCATCTTGTTATAACGATGTTATGTATCAACATATGGTTGAACATTTTGATTTTGTATTTGATGAATATTCAGATAGTTTAATTGATGAGTTATTAAATATGATTAATGAAGATGAAACAGATGATAAATATTTAATTATCTTTGATGATATAGTAGGTTCAACAGTCGGTTCAAAAAAAGGTAAACCAGATAAGATAACGGCCCTATCAACTAAATTTAGACATATAGGTAATAAACATACAGAAGGTAAATTAAGTTTAGTTATTACAACACAATATTTTAAATACATAACACCTATTTTAAGAACTCAAGCATCTGGAGTTTATATCATGGGTGCTTTTTCAGAAACAGAATTAAAGAAGATAAGTGAAGCATATGAATTTTTCGGTGGTTCTAAACATAAATTTTTAGAATTACATAAAACTGCAAGAAAGGGAGAATTTGATTTTTTATTTTTAAATTGTCATGATTTCGAAGCATATCAGAATCACGAAAATAAATTATGGAGTATGAAAGATAGTTATAATAATATAGATGAGACAAAACAGAAGAAGACTAAACAGAAGAAGACTAAAAGTAAAATTATAACTAATGATATAATTAATGATATAACTAATGATATAAAAAATGATAAAATAATAGCAGAAAGAAAACCTAAGAAAATAAAATTTGATGAAAATATTCTTATCTTAAATGTTAATGAATTATAATGAAATTAATATAAAAAAATAAAATAATATATTATATTATAATATATAATATATGGCATTAGTAAATGGAAAAAATTCTCGCTTTATTTCTATTCTTCCCGAAAATGGTTCAACCTTTACAGAATTACAAAAGATTACTTTAGAAATAGATGAAAGTGTAGGTTATATAAAAGGTAGAGATACTTATATAACAGTAGACATACAAAACACAACGGCAGACAATACGAGATGGTGTCTACCAAATGGAGTTGGTTCAGTTGCATTAATTCAACAAATGGATATTTATTCAAAAAGAACTGCGGTACTATTAGAATCATTAACTAACTACAATCAAATGATGGGTGTTCTTAATCAATATGGAACGGATGACCCGACAGTCTCACAAAGATTATACGGAGTAGGTAAACCAACAAATCAATGGCAAAATAATGGTGCGGTATTTGTCAATCCTGAAGATGTAGAAAATAATTTAATTTCTCCAGTTAGCACAACTGCTACACTCGCAAATGGAACATATCAACCCCGTCAACTTATAATTCCTCTTAAATGTGGTATATTTTCATCATGGAATGATACAGAAACAGTCTGTCCAGTTCTTAATTTTGGAGGCTTAAGAATAGATATTTGGCTTGCACCTAATAAATTAGTATGTCAAGAAATGACAGCATACGGAAGACTCGAAACAGATTTAGCTAATAAGATTCCACAGACTGTAATTCCTCTTTTATCAATTGAAGCAAATACACAAACATTTACAACAAATCTTAATACAGGCGGTTTAGGTGTATACTGGGAAACATCTAACTCTTTTAATTTAGTTGCAGGTCAAAGAGTAGTAGTAACGGGTCAAGTAGAAGGTGTGGGAGCACTTCAGACAAGATATATGACAATCGGTCAAATTGAAGCAACAGGTGAAGCAGGACAATTTAATATTGTATTTACTACAGTTTCAACCTTTGATGATTTAGCAGTAGGTCAACCACTCGAAAATATTCAAATCCAAGCCTTACATTATCCAGATGAACAAGCATCAGAACTTAGATATACTTTATCTAATGTTGAACTTCATGTACCTGTTATGGTCCTACCTAAAGACGCAATGTCACAACTTGCAAAGCCTATGAAGTATGAGATGCTTACATATGACCAATTTATTGATAATATTTTAGCATCAGAAAGAAATCATCAAACACAAATTAATTCAGTAGCATCAAAAGCTAAAGCTATTATGTCTGTCTTTACTCCTTCTGAAAATGACGTAACTGCACAATCAATAGGTTATTATAGAGGCTTACGCCCTTCTGAATTACTATTAAATTCAGTACAATATTTTATTAATAATAAGAATTATCCAATGCAAGCTTATAATCCTAGAGAGAAAGAAGATAAGCCTCAAACATTTAATGAACTTGTAAAGGCATTTAATGCATGTAATTTACCCTGTGTAAATCTGGGTTCAAATGAAAAAGATAATCTTAATAACTATTCAAATACATTTGTTGTAGCCCGTGAACTTGCCCGCGCGGCTTTTGTATTTGATTTACATAATGCAGAACCAGAGTTAAAAATGGGATTTAGTAATACTAGACCACAAAATGTAAGAGTATATACATATGTATGGAGTCATAAAATAGTTGATGTAAGTGCAAATGGTTTAGCAGTTATACTTTAAAAATATTATTTAAAAAAAAATGTTTTATAATAATATAGAATGTGTGAATGTTCAGATAAGAAAATGAAAAAGAAAATTGATAATAATACTATAAAAAAATTAAATGTTTTATTATCACCAGATTCATATATAAAAACAACTAAAAAAAAAACAAATAAAAAGATTTTTAAAAAATAAAAATATTATATTATTATTATATATTATAATATGCCGTTAGGGAAAAAGAATTTTATAGTAAATCCAATTAATAGTGTTAATACAAATGTATATAGTTTTAAAAATGGTTCGCCTATCGTTAAATTTACTTTGCCAGCCGTTGATATGCTTTTAGATACTCAAGATATGACACTAGACGGGCAAGTTGTATATCTTAATGCAGCTGGAGTAATTTTATCATTGAATGGAGATAATGCATCATATAGTGAAAATACGACTAATATGAATCCTATTACTGCAACTAACTATTCGCCATTTGGTGGAGCACAAAATCTTTTACAAAAAATAGTAATAGAAAGTAAAAAATCAAAAGTAGAATTAGTTAATAATCCCAATTATGGAATAGGTGCATCTTTAAATGAAATGAATAAATTTAATGAAGACGAATATAAGCGTGTACCCTTATGTACTAATTTATCACTGGGAGGTAATGCGGACTTTTCAACACGCAGATTAATTACAGTTAGTGCAGACCCCGAAAATGGAACTCCTACATCTAATCAAGGTCAATACTTTTCAATGAATTTTGATGTAGGTCTATTGAAATATCAACTTCTTCATTTAGGTAATGATTTTATGGGTGGTTGTGATATTTCTTTATATCTTGCAAATGATGCAAATGTCTTATTTCAACGCTTCAGACAAAATGACGGTGCAACCGCTAATGCTAATATTTCAGGTTCAAGTTATCAATTAAAAAATCTTAAATTAACAGGTCGTTACATGATTCCAACACCACAGGAATTAAAAGCATACCAATCAATAATTATGTACGAAGATTATACTGAATTAGTTAATAATGTCCATTCATCTGTAAACTCTGTAAGTTATACACCTCAATTACAATTT